GTCCAATTTTTGAATACTGCGCGCGTCTATAGGAATTTAAGTAATCTGGAGCCTCTACATAGCGACCTGTTAGATTGGAAGATTCAGAAAAAATCTAACGCAGAAATCCAATCTCTTATAAAAGAAAAGTATAACCACTCATACCAGATAAATTATATTTCTACCCTTTATTGTAAAACCTTAGATAAAATTGCGGAGACTGCGGCCTTCCATAAAACTGTATGTGAGAATTTATTTTTTCCTGAAAACTTCAAAAAATGTAAAGATTGCGGCCGCTCGCTACTTTTAACAGATAGGGACTGGGTTAAAAGGCAAAGGTCAAGAGATGGATTTTCTCCAAGATGTAAACATTGTGAGAAGATTAAGAGGAATTTAAAGGAGAAGTAAATATGAAGATTTTTGGATATGAGAAGAAATTTATACATGAGGTTAGTAGAATTAAAGACCCCGCTATATTTTTCGGAATTGCAAGAACTTTGAAAGTTCCATGCTTTGTAGATAAGGATACACCAAGAGAGTTTAATGATATATTGGAAGGTATTTTTGATGCTTACTTTGCGGCCGACCTAAAGCGACAAAAGGAACTCTTAAAGATTTTGAAAGACGCTAATGAGTGTAAGGAGAGCTTAGATTATGGCGATAATACCAAGGATACCCCAGAAACAGTCCCTAACAAAGAAGTGTAATTGCTGCGGAATTATCAGTTCAACCGATGACTTCGCGCGCACTCACTCTCCATTTTATCCAGATGGATACCTTCCGATTTGTAATACTTGCGTGAATCAATTATTAAAAGAAAATGAATATGAATGGAGTTTTATTGATAGACTTTGTCAGTATGCGGGGATACCTTTTATTGTAAGGGAATGGACTAGGCTAGAAGAGTTAAATGGACAAGAGAATACTTGGAAGGTTTATTGTAATGTCTTCGCGCAAGATATTTACGAACCCTTTGGTTGGGATGATTATCACAAGCAATATATCAAACTGCGCCAGGCCGGTCTGATAGAGGATGAGTTGCCCCTTATAAATGAACACCATATGGACGAACTTAGGAAGAAATGGGGTTCAAACTATTCTGATGAAGAACTTGGATATCTTGAAGACCTTTATAAAGGTTTATTAACTACTCAGAATATCAATGGCGCGCTTCAAATTGACCAAGCGCAGAAAATCTGTAAGTTATCTCTTGAGATTGATAGTAAGATTCGCGCGGGAGATAAAGATGTTGAAAAGTTTTTATCTTCGTATGATAAGCTTGTAAAGACGGCAGAGTTTACACCGAAGAATACTAAAAATGCGGTTGACTTTGACTCTTTTGCGGAGGTCGCGCATTGGCTTGAAAAGAGAGGGCATCAGAATAAGTTCTATGATGGAGTCACTCGTGACGTTGTCGATGAAACTATTAAAAATATCGAGAACTACAACCAAAGACTCTATATTAACGAGGGTAGTATCGGTGATGAAATTACCCAACGTATTGAAGCATTAAAGAACGCAGACAAGCTTGAACAGTCCACTAATATCTATGGACTTCAGCAGAACTATAATTTGGATGAATACGATAATGAGGGTTATACTCTCGATGAAGTCGAACCATTCAAACCGGAGGAAGGAGAGGATGAATGAGAAATTTAAGAACGCTACGCCCGAAGTCATCCAGTTAAAGGATCCAGACGACATCGTTTTTAATAAAAGAGAAAAAATCTATCGTGATGGTATCGAACTCGAGAAAGGTACTGTTATTACAGAACCCTGGTTAGAGAAGAATGAAGAACTCTTAACAGATTGTTGGAATATATTTATGGTATATCCAGATATTTATCTGGATATGATTTTGCCAACCGAATCTAATTTTAATCTCTTTTTCTATCAAAGAATTTATTTGAGAGTCTGTATGCGCTATACGCATATTTTTATTACGGCATCGCGCGCGACCTCAAAAACTTTTTTATCCATATTAGCTAAATATCTTCAATGTGTATTCTTGCCTGGGCACGTTGGGTCTATTGTTGCGCCCAACAAAACCCAGGCTTCAAAAATCACAAAGCAGAAAATTCAAGAGATATGGCGCATTTGGCCTTTACTTAAAAACGAACTTGAGATTTATAATGGCGAACCTCATGCCAATTTTGGTAAAGATTATGTAGAACTCTTCTTTAAGAATGGAAGTAAATTGAGCGTAGTCGGTGCTCTCGATTCAGATCGTGGTATTCGTACTCATGCAACCCTTATCGATGAGGCGAGAGACCAAGATGGGGATGCTATTGCGGAAATCATCCTTCCTCAGATGAACGTATCTCGTCGTACTTCAACTGGGCTTGTGAATGTTAAAGAGGCTATTAACACTCAAGTTATTTATGCTACTTCTGCGGGAATTAAATCTTCCTTTGCATATGAGGCATTATTAGATTACTTTGAGGAATCAATTATTGACCCACGCCGCGCCTTCACTATGGGACTTGATTATAGGATTCCTATGCAACATGGACTTATTGATGCGGCGCACGTTAAAAACTTGAAGATGTCTCCTTCTTATAACGAGCAGACATTCGCATCTGAGTATATGGGTGTCTGGGCAGGCGGAAGTGAAGAATCTTGGTTCAATTTCGAGAAAATTTCTAGATATCGAAAGATAAAAAACCCTGAATGGAAGCAAAAGTTTAGAGAAGATTCGACCACTTTCTACTTAATTTCAGTAGACGTAGGAAGATTGTCAGACCAAACAGTTGCTTGTATTTGGCGCGTCAATATTCGAGACAACGCATATTACTCTACTATGGTTAATATTTTTGTGCTCGGGCGCCAAGCCGAAACAAAAACATTCATGCAGCAAGCAATCGACTTGAAAAAGTTAATTGATGATTTCCAACCGCGCGAGGTCGTAATCGACTGTAACGGTTTGGGTATCGGTCTTGCGGATGAAATGATACGTACTCAAATGGATGACATTGGTAATACTTATCCTGCATATGGATTTTTTAATAATGATGATTATAAAAAAATCCAACCTAAGGATGCGGCTTGCATCCTTTACTCGATAAAAGCCAATGGGCCTCTTAACACTAAGATTCATTCTAATGTGTATGCTCGTTTGAATAGCGGAATGGTGAAGTTCTTAATAACAGAACAAGAGGCGCGTTCCGAATTGCTCGCAACTAAAGTTGGTATGAAAATGCCATTCGAAAAACGTGTAAAGCGTTTGATGCCGCACGAACTTACGACTAAACTATTTGAAGAAATGGCTAACCTTCGTTTGAAGCGCAATGGCCTCGACATTGTACTTGAACAGATTAATTCCCGTTTTCCTAAGGATAAATATTCTGCACTAGCCTATGGTTTATGGAGAATAAAGGAATTAGAAGAAGAGAATTATCAAAAGCGCAAAAGACGCGGTCTTGCTGGTCAAAGGAAGTTAACATTTTACACGGAAGGAGCGTAAATTAGATGGCTCAAATTGAACACAAATTCAACTTAGATACATTCCGTAGAGCGCACGAAAAGATGATTGCGAAAGCAAATTCTTCTTGGACAAGACGTTACGGCAATGAATCTACTGTTCGGTATAGAGAATATAGTTTAGAGGAAGTTAATAAAATTATTAACTCCTCTACTTTGACTGAACAGAGAAAATTATCTAGAAATTATTTCTACAAAGACGGATTTTATAAACGTATCATTTTGTATTATGGTACTCTTTTGACGTATACGGGTTTACTAATTCCTAATCCGGCTATTGGTAAATCGCTCTCCACTCCCCATATCGCCAAGAGGTACTATGCTGCATTAGAATATGTTGATAAAATGAACCTTGCGGAAATAATGACAAAAATGTCTATCTGTGTTTTACTTGACGGCGTTTACTACGGAATTATCAAAACACTTACAAAAGACAAATTCATTATGCTTGATTTACCTACTGCATATTGTCGCTCATGTTATGTAGATGAAGATGGTAATGATGTTATTGAATTTAATGTAGGTTATTTTGATTCCATTGTTGACACAGATATACGAAAAGAAACTTTGAACGCATACCCTAAAGTAGTATCTGACTATTATAAGGCGTATCATGGCGAAAAAGGAAAGAAAATAAATGGAACTCCTTGGATGCAAATTCCTTCTGATATTGGAGTTTATTTTACTCTCTATGGAGAGTCCCCTCTTTTTCTTGACGTTATTCCCGCAACGATAAGATACGACGAAGCAATAGACAGACAAGAGGATGCGGAACTCGAAGAAATCAAAAAGATTATTGTTCAAAAGATTCCACACCTTCAAGATGGCACACTTTTGTTCGAGCCTGATGAAGCAGAGGTCATTCACAACGGTACAGTAGGAATGATGAAGGGGAACAAAAATGTTTCAGTCCTCACTACTTACGCAGACGTAGATTCCATTGTTTCCAAAACAACTGCGGATAATGAAGCCTCTTCATTGGAAAAGATGTTACAGAATGTCTATGCTGATGCGGGAGTCAGCTCGCAGATTTTTGCGCCATTGGGTGTACAAGCAATCATGTTATCTATCATAAATGATATTTCACTTATGATGATATTAGCAAACAAGTATTCACGTTTTATAACCAAGATTATTAACTTTTTGTTTAGTAATTCTAATGTAAGCTTTAAATATACTATTTTTGCACTTAGTTTATATAATAAAGGTGATTTCATTACTGATACATTAAAGCTTGCGCAAAGTGGTTATAGCTACTTGATTCCCGCCGTTGCGGCCGGCCTTAGCCAACGTGAGATTGTTAATGTTAAAGATTTGGAAAATGACGTGCTTGGTCTTAGAGACAAATTTATTCCGCTTCAAACTTCCTACACAGAATCTTCTGGTGAAGTGGGCGCGCCTGAGAAACCGTTAGAGCAGAAGGCGGAAAAAACAATTCAAAACGAAGACGCTATTGACCGTCAAGGTCAGGGAGGCTCTGCATGAAGAAAAGTCAAATAGAGTTTCCAGTTAGTATTTATGGTAATGTAGAGAAGTATAATGACATTTTCTCTAAAGCCAGATGTAGAGTTTTCTATAAAGGCGCAAATAGAAACGGTACTTATATTACTGATGAATTTGCAGAAGAGTTAATCTCAACCTTTAAGTATATACCTGTTAAAGGTATTCATGATGGAGAAGACTTTACAGACCACGGGACTTCTCGTTCTGAAGGACAAATTTATGGTATTGTTCCTGAAACAAATAATTTTGCTTGGGAGCAACATTTGGATAAAGATGGTGTAGAACGTACTTACGCTTGTACCGACGTTTTATTGTTTACGGCACTCTATCCTGAGGCGAATGATATTGTGTCTAAGTCTCAATCAATGGAATTGTATGAACCATCACTTTCTTACCATATGGCTATTGTGCAGGGTCAGAAATATGTAGTTTTCGACCACGGTAGATTTTTAGGACTGCAAGTTTTGGGAGATACCGTAGAGCCTTGTTTTGAGGGTGCCTCATTCTTTACATTACAAAAATCTATTGAAGACACTATTCAAAAGATTAGAGAATATAGTAATATAGGAGGAAACTCGGAAATGGAAATTAATTTCAAACTTTCCGATAGCCAGAAGCATGATGCAATCTGGAGTTTGCTCAATTCAGAGTATAACGAAGAAGGCAACTATACTGTTTCTTATGCTGTATGTGACATATATGATGATTATGCGCTCACTTACAACTATGCAGAAGGCTGTTATGAAAGAGTTTATTACACTAAGGACGATGCAACAGATAGCCTTACACTTGGCGATAAAGTAAAAGTATTTGTCGTTGATGTAACTTCTGAAGAGAAGGCTACGCTTGATACATTAAGAGTCCTTAATGGTAATACTTATGAATTAGTTAATGAAAATTTAACTAATGCAGAAAAAAATGCAACCGATTGTGCAGAATTTAGCACCAAAATTGAAGAGTTAAATACTACAATCGCTACTTTAACTACAGAGGCAGAGAGTGCGCAAGCTAGAATCGATGAGGTACAAACTGAATTCGAGAAGGCTACTACACTTAATGAATCTCTTACAGAAGAGCTTGAATCTTTGAAAACTTTTAAGAAGGACGTTGAGAACCAGTCAAAAGAGGCTGTAGTTTCTGAGTACAGCGACAAGCTTCCTGAGACAGTTTTGGATACTTATAGAGCGAAGTTTGACGACTATACAGTAGAAGACCTTGATATGCACCTTGCTTACGAGTTAAAGAAGACTAACGCATCTGTATTTTCACAAGCGCCCGCTGGACGCATCCCGAAGGCCGACACCCCTCGTTCAGGTGTTGAAGAAATTTTAAGTCGTTACAAAAAGTAATGGAGGTTTTATACAATGGCTATCAAAAGATTGACTATTGATGGTTATGGCCAGGTTGAACTTAATAACGTGGCATTCCGTCGTGATGGTCGCATTGAGGCTCAAGCTAAGCCTAATGCAACAGATTTCTCAGTTGATAAGCTTGAGAATGGTATGCTTTTGGCTGTAGACGCTGCTAAGCGCGAAGTCAAGTACGCTGTTGATGGTACCCTTCCCGTTGCTCTTAACTACAGTGCTGAGCATATGTATGATGAGAGAGCTAACGGTCTTAAGGATTTTTACCTCAACGGAAAGGATGATTTCCTTCCTCGTCTTGGTTACCTCGCTGTTGGCGATAAGTTTACAACTAACTGCATTTGCTACGATAGTGCCGTAGATAGTTCTTGGACATCTGAGTCCGTTTTCATTAGCGCACTCGGTACTTGTGCATCTACTACACTCTATGGTGGTATCAGTGCTAAGGGAGCTATCCTTGTATCTGCTACTGCACCTACTGAAGGTCCTAAGCTCCGCGTTATCGAAAAGACAACAATGCCGAATGGTAAACTTGGCGTTAAGTTCCAAGTTTACGCAGAATAATAAAGGGGGGTTAATGCTATTATGACTCATGAAGAATTAAAACAGTTAGCCCTTCATGCTGCTAAGGGCACAGTTCCTGCTAATTTTACTGCGCAGGGTGAGAGCGCTGCTGACTATGATGTTAACGCTGCTTTCGTTGATGGTTTAAGAGAACTCGCTGGTTCTGTTAACCAGTTTATGAAGAACCGTTATGATATCTATGATATTATGGTTCAGACAATCGATGAGATTATGCCTAAGAACGTTATCTCTGCTTTAAGTCCTTTTGCTGAAGTTAGAGTAGTTGGTCAGGGCGAAAAGGCTATCTTCAAAAAGAGTAAGGGTAAGCAAAGAGCTAAGAAGTTCCTTACACAGGTTGGTCTCTCTGGTGTATACGAGACATTCCGTCTTGACAATGAGACTTTCGAACTCGCTGGACACGCAGTAGGTGGCGGCGCTACAATCGACTTCGAGAGATTGCTCGATGGCGCTGAGTCTCTTGCTGAGGTTATGGACATCGTTACAACTGGTCTTACAGATGCAGTTTTCGTAGAAGTTTCTAAGGCTCTCCGTGCTGCTTACGATGTTAACGACGTTCCTGAAGCTAACCGTAAGTCTACAAACGGTTTCCAGGCTGATGAGATGGTTAAACTTTTGAGCGTAGTTCGTGCTTATGGCTCACCTGTTATCTTCGCACCTCCGGAATTCGTTGCCGCTATGGGCGCTGATGCTATCGTTCCGATTACGGCTTATGGTAATCCCGCTTCTGCTGGTATCCAGGGTGTTTACTCTCCTGATGATATTGAGGCTATCCACAAGACTGGTTACATCAATATCTTCCGTGGTGCTCCTATCGTTCAGATTGCTCAGTCTTTCGTAGATGAGAATAACGATAAGACTTACGTAGACCCTCAGTTGGCTTACGTACTTCCTAGTGGTAACGAGAAGGTTGTTAAGGTTGTTCTTGAGGGTGATACTCAGATTAATGACTTTAAGAACCGTGACAACTCTCTTGAAGTTTATGCTTACAAGAAAATGGGTTGCGCAATCCTTACTTACTACAACTGGGGTATTTATAAGAACACTGGTATTGCCCAGACTTATTACAACCCTTACGAGAATCTTTGATTTAAGTAAAAATTAATCCGTGGGGAGAGAGATAACTCTCTCCCCACACCTTTATTATTATTTTTGGAGTTAAAGGAGATTTTATTATGGCAAAAATTAAAATTACAAGCACCACTAAAGGTGAAGTTAGCGTTATAGACGCTTCTATTCCAGTTAGAATATCTTGGCCTAACAGAGGCACAACTCGTGAAATTGAAGACGATAAGCTTGAGCAGTTAATGTATGACCCAGGTTTTAAGTATATGATTGATACGGGTATGCTCTATATTGAAGATATGGCTGCAAAGAAAAAGCTCGGAATTGAGCCAGAAGATGCAACCGAGCCAGTTAAGGTTATTGTTCTTTCAGATGTTGAAAAGAAAAAATATCTCAAAGATTATAGTTTTGAGAAGTTTAAAGAGAATATTAAGAAGCTTAGTCGTGAGCAAGTTCTTGACTTGGCAGACTATGCTATTGAACATAAAATTGCAGACTTTGATAAGAGCGAAGTCATTGCAAAACTTTGTGGTAAGGATATAATCCAAGGAATTAAGTTGGCTAAGGCAAACAAGGAGGACTAATATGACTTCCTTCGATACGGTATATGAAGCTTTCTTATCCAAAATTTTGGATGATGAATGGGAAAATTGGGACGAAGAAGATGTAAAGCAAGATTTATATACCTTGCTTCAAATTGCTATTGCGCGCTTTAAGTTCCCAAGAGTTTCTTTAGACCATACCGCAGAAGGTTTTGTTGGAGACCTCACAAATGACGAAGTACAGATTTTAGCCACTTATATGAAGTGCGAGTGGTTAAATAGAAATATTCTTACTTGGGAGAATGTTAAGCCGTTATATTCAGAACGAGATTTTTCACAAGCAAATTTAATTGATAAATTCAATAAGATGCTTACAGCAGAGCAGTCGCGCGCGAAAGCACTCGAAGGCTCTTACTATCGTTCTGTTAATAAAAAGCCTTTTGACTATACGCGCTTAGCAGGACAAGATTAATGGCTTCGAGAGAAGTTAATGAGGGATATAGAAATAAGTTAAAGAATAAACTTTTTGGTTTATTATGTGAATATGAAAAAGGCGGCGAGTGGGAATCTTATCTTAATGCTATTATAATTGAATTAAATGGGATTCCCCAAGACCAACAAACTATTAACTATCTAACCCTCTGTCATAAAATTAATTCACTTCGTTATTTGAATTATGAGTACTTCAGAAAGACAATCTTTGATTGTATGAATTTGCTATCTAAAGGTGGAGACCATGGGATATTATGATATTTACAACCTTAGATTGAATCGGTATGGGAATGATTACCTTTCTCGTATGCAGAATAAGCGCGAGAAGGAATTTGACCAATATCTCGCTAAAACAGTTTATAAAGTAGAGTTTAACTATAATGATGAAAAGCAAGTCGGAAGTTTAGAGAAATATAAACAAGATGACACGCGCACTCTTCAGTATTTATTAACTAATGTACATCTTAATATTCCTAATGGAACCATTTTAGAAATTCCTGATAAGGATAAGGTTAAGAAACCTTGGATGATTTATTGGTTAGAACGAATTGAAGCAAGTGGATATAATCGTTATATCGTTTTAAGAATGAGTCATTTTCTTTCTTGGACTGCGCGAGATGGTTCTAGTTGTTCTTCTTGGGCATATATGTATGGACAAGAAGATAATATGTTAAAAGATGAAATTAGGTCAAGAAGTAGAATGGATACGCTCTATGGAGAGAACTTAAAGATGAGTTTCTTCGTATTGCCAACTACTCCTATGATTAGAAAGGATGATTATATAATTGTAGGAGAAAAGCCACTTCAAGAATATTATAGAGTAACAGGTTATGATATTCAATCTTCTGAAGGTGTCGAGTATGTAACAGTTGACCCTGTTTATGAATTCGATCAGACCCCTGCGCCAGAGCAAAAGCAAACAGATAATCCTGCGGATTTCTTCTGGTTAAATGGCGGAACTGAAGTTACACCACCTACAAATACAATTCCCTCTCAGGGATAAGGAGGTCTAAATGGTAAGAGATTTAAAGGAACTTGGTCCCAACCTCCAAAAAATTGTAACTCGTTTACAGTCAAATCAAGATTTATTGAAACTTTTATATTATTCAGATAAAGACCCGCTCTCACATGCTGACCTCACACAAAAACAAATTCAAGAAGAAGTTTTTGAAAAACTTATAAAGGTATGCCCGCGCGTTGGACCTAAAGAGACGGCGCAAAGTCTTATCTCTATTCGTGTTGTAAATGGAATAACCAATAGAGGTAATAGCGAATTTAGGGATATTGGAATTGGAATTGAAGTTTTTGTTCCATTAACTCAATGGTTTATTAAAGATACAAATTTAAGACCATTTTGCATTATGGGCGAGATTCAAAATACGTTAAATGGAAAAGTAGTAAATGGTATGGGAAAAATCCAAGGCGGAGATTTTTCACTCAACTTCTTAACAGAAGAAATATCTTGTTATGAAATGACATTTGACTTTGTAGAGTATGACTAATATAAATTTTCTCTACGGCTATCCGGTAGAATTCAAAAATTTATGTATGGTTTACCCGCCAAGGGTATGTGATAGTTTTAATAAAAATTTTTATTTATATTCGCAGATATTGACTCTTTCACAAGAAGAAATAGAAGATGAATATGTAGAGAAGGAATTAGATATTTCAAATTTACTTACTCCTTTTGAATATTTATTAAATACTGCATATAATGACCCAACCTTAAAGCAATACATAAAAGATGCTTTCTTTCTTTTTACTCACGAACCTGTAACTTTTCTTTGTGAACAAAAGCAGATTATAATTGGAGATATTTCTGAAGTAGAATCCGTTGAAGGTTTGAGAATATTAAAAGAAGAAGATTACTTTGAGTTTCAAAATTTAGTGCGCGAGGCTCTTGGAAGAAAAACAATAGAACCTCCCAATCCTAATGAAGATCCTCGTGTAAAAGCAATTAAGGCTAAAGCGCGCTACCGTGATAAAATAAAAGCTAAAAAAGGACAAGGTTTATCATTACAAGCAACTTTATCATCAATTTGTTGTATGGGAATTGGGATAACCCCACTTAATATTGGAGAGCTAAGCTATGCAATTATTCCGGTTTTGATGGAAACCTATCAAGCTAAGGAAAAATACGAACTTGATACGGATTGCCTTTTAGCCGGTGCAGACGCTAAAAAAATTAAACCAAAATATTGGATTAGGAATTTTGATAATAATTAGGAGGAAAAATAAATGGGTAACATCTTAGATAAGTATGGTATCAAAGAAGTCGCAGACGTAATGTTCTACGAAATCGACTCAACTGGTGCACCTAGTAAGCCGGTTCTCTATCTTGATACCCTCAAAGTTTCTACTATTGAGCAGACCGCTGAAGAAGCCGTTGCTAGTGGTGGTAAGGGTAATGCTCCTCTCATCACTTGGGACTATGGTAAAGACATTAACGTAACTCTTGAAGATGCTCTTTTCTCTGCTAAGTCTATGGCTATCATGTTTGGTGATGGTACTGTTAAGACAGATACTTCTACATTAAAGAAGACTATCGCTTGGACTGCTACTACTGGTGCTACTGTTCCTACATTCTTTGAGGGACCTCAGGGTAAGAAGTATGCTGTTCCTTCAACAGGCGTTACTACTTATGATGCTACTGGCGCAACAGTTTCTTCATTCAACGTTGGCGATATTTATTACACAACTTTTGATATGCCTGTTACAAGTGCTGGTACTATTGAAGTTAGTGCTAATAGTTTCCCTGGTACGTATTATGTAACTGGTGATACTTATGCTCGTTCAATGACAACCGGTGCCGATGAGTTCTATCAGTTCATCATTCCTAAGGCTAAGGTAAAGTCTGGTAATACCATTACTCTCGAAGCAGAGGGCGACCCTTCAGTATTCAACCTTGACCTTCACGTTCTCCGTCCTGCATCAGGACCAATGATGAAGTTAGTCAAGTATGATATGACTGAAATTGCTGGTTAATTTAAGATAACTTAGTGGTAGTAGGTGGAGGCTTCGGCCTCCATCTATTTTATTGGAGGATAAAATGTTTTCATTCAAAGATTTAGAGAAGGTAAGCCTCAAAGCTACTTCTAATATAGAGATTGGAAATAAACAATTTGTTCCAGGTGAAACCTTAGCGTATTTTGATAAAATACAAGTAGCGGCTTTGGATGAACAAAGGGATGTCAGAGTTGCTGAAGGTGGATATGAAAATCAACCTCGAGTTTTTTGGGAAACGACAAAGGATTTAAAGCTAAGGTTTAGTCAAGGAGTTTTTTCTGAGGAACATTTTGCATTATTAACAAATGCAAAACTTATAGAACAAGTTGGAGTTCCAATTTTAATTAGCGAACAAGAAGATAAAGAAACGAGTGAATTAGGAGTTATTACATTAAAACACGTGCCAGTAGGTGAAATTTTTGTATATAATAAAAATACTGGAAGTAGAATTACAAATTATACAATAGATGGCGCGACCTTAACGTTTGCAACTCCTTTTTTAGAGGTTTTAGTAAGATATACATTTAACTATACGAATAAAATTTATGATTACAAGATTGGAAGACGTTTAGTTAATGGATTTGTGGAGTTAGAAGGAAGAACGCGCATCAAGGATGATGTAAGTGGACAGGTAGTAACGGGAATTTTTAAGATTCCAAAATTGAAGTTATTGTCTGAGTTATCTGTTAAGCTGGGCGAACAGGCGACACCCGTTGTTGGAAAGTTTGATGCGTTGTGCGTACCAGTGGGGTCTAGAGGAAACACTTATGTAACTGATTTTGTTATATTAAGTGATGATATTGATAGTGACCTATAATGATAATCGGCTTTAACTTCGGTTAAAGTCGATTATTTTATTGGAGGGAGGAAAATGGCGGAAAAACAAACTATTATCATTGAAGAAATCGCTAAGGTCGATAGCGTTTTAGACGGTATAAAAAAGATTCAGCAAGGTTTTAACGGCCTTACCGTGCCTAAGGATTTACAACGACAGTTTGAAGAAATCTATAAAAAGATAGGTCAACAGGCAGAAAAAGCTAAGCAGGCCGCCTCATCAGGTTTTGAAACTAAAGGGGATGTAAAGAAATTTATTGACGCTTTAGGCACAATGTCGCGTCTTTATAGTGAACTTGAAACTAAGGCAGGCCGTCTTGAGGCAGAAAAATTAGCTTTTGGTGATGCAAAAGGCCTTAAGGATTTTGATGACCATTTAAAGGAATTAAAGAAAGATCTAGAAAATGCCAAGCAGGCCGCTGCCGACTTTGGAGATAGTATTAAGGATAAAGTCCAAGCGGGCTTTGATAAAATTAATAGTTATACAAACAAAAAATCTGTATTTAAAGAATGGGCAGAGGCGCAGGATGCGCTTTATAAAAACAATGATATTGATGGATTTAAAAAGAAAATTGAAGAAATTGGTGCAGAATTTGAAAAATTAAAGACTCAAGGTGTTGACTTAGAAAAAAGTGCCGTATGGTCTGGAAAATATAAAGTTTATCAGGACATGACAAATGTTCTTAAAGAATATGAACAAGAACAACAAAATGTTATTACTAAAGAACAGGAATACAATGACAAAGTAAAACAAAAGCAAGATGCCATAAATGCTACAAAGGGTAAAATAGATAATCTTACCACTGCTACTAAAGAAGCCGCAGATGCTGCTCAACAGGTTGCTAATAGTGAACGAACAGTAGTTAGTGAGACTCAGCGACTTAATTCTGAATTAGAGCATTTTAAGAATAAGGCCGCTTATTTCTTCGGAATGAGTAACGCCATAAACTTATTTAAGAGGGCGCTTCGTTCGGCTTATAGTACAGTAAAAGACCTTGACGCTGTAATGACTGAGACCGCGGTTGTTACCAATTTTAGCGTTGGTGATATGTGGACTCAGTTACCTGAATATACAAAGCGCGCAAATGAATTGGGTGTAACAATTCATGATACTTATGAAGCTGCCACACTTTTCTATCAGCAAGGTTTAAAAACTAATGAAGTTATGGCGGTTTCTAATGAAACTTTAAAGATGGCTCGTATTGCAGGACTTGATGCTGCTACTGCATCCGACCGTATGACAAACGCTCTTCGTGGTTTTAACATGGAGATGGATAAAGCAAGTGCACAGAGGGTTAATGACGTTTACTCGAAGCTTGCTGCTATTACGGCATCCAATACAGATGAAATTTCAACCGCTATGACAAAAGTTGCATCATTGGCACATAATGCTAATATGGAATTTGAGACTACCGCGGCGTTCCTTGCACAGATTATTGAGAGTACGCGTGAGTCTGCGGAGACAGCAGGTACTGCGCTTAAGACAGTTGTTGCAAGATTTTCCGAAGTTAAAAAATTATATACTAAAGGAGATTTATTAGGGCAGGACGAAGAAGGCGAAGAAATTGATGTTAATAAAGTTTCTACCGCTTTAAGAAGTGCTGGTATTAACTTAAATGAATATTTAACTGGTGCAAAAGGTCTTGATGATATTTTTATTGAACTTGCAGAAAAATGGGATAGCTTGGATAAGGTTCAACAAAGATATATTGCTACCATGGCTGCCGGTTCAAGACAACAGTCTCGTTTTATTGCTTTAATGAGTGATTATAAAAGAACTGCTCAACTTGTTGAAGCTGCCAATAATGCGAATGGCGCCTCTACTGAACAATATGGAAAAACACTTGATTCATTACAGACTAAACTTGCCCGTTTAAAGAATGCTTGGAATGAGTTTATTCTTGGATTGGCAAATAGTGATGTTATTAAAGGCGCAGTAGATTTACTTACGGGTTTAATTACAGCTATAAATAATTTAATTAAGGCTATTTCTGGTAAAAATTCTGCTGCTAAAATGATTACTACATTTTTTACTGCTTTTACGACCTTTAAAATTGGTGCAAAAGCTTTTGGTAAAAGTAGTGCATTAAATGGTTTCTTTAGTAAACTTCTTGGTGACGGTCAGGTACTTGCAACAGCAAGTGCACCTAAAATAGCAAGAGCTTTTTATAAGCAATTAGCAACTAACATTGCCGATTTTAAAGGTGCAGGAGGTATAACTCAAAAGCTTAAAGGTTCTTTTGCTAATATTTTTAGTATTGTTGATCCAAATGCTATATTTAAAAGCAATTTGGATAAAAGTTTATCTAATAGTGATCTTACTTGGAAACAGCTTCAGAATATTGTTAATCGAGGCGGTCTTACCCTTGACCAACTTAATAGGGCCTTAGAACAAAATGGACAGACGATTCGAGTTACTACTGAAAATGCTGAGAGTTTAGGTATCACTTTAGACAAAGATGGTAATATAATTGGTAATAATACTAAAAATATACAAGCAATGTCTGCCGCTCTTGCTGGTGTTGGCTTAGCACTTACATTAGTTGGTAATAAAATGGAACAGACGGAAGGCCCTATGAAAAATTGGGGTACAGTTATTAAATCTTTAGGTGTAGGTTTAATGGCTTTTGGTACAATTATGTCTGTTTATATTCCATTACGAGCACAACTAATGGCAAAAGAAGTTACTGGTGCTATTGTATCTATCCCTATAATTGGTTGGATTGCTGCCGTTATTAGCGCTCTTATAGCTTTAGGTATGGCAATTTATAATCTTTCTAAAAATAATTCTTTAGAAACCAAATTAAAAAATTCTCAAGAAGCGGCTAAAAATGCCGCCCAAGCCGCAGATGAAGCAAAAGAGGCTTACGAAAAATTAGGTGAGGCTTGGGAAGCTTTAGAAGAAAAAAATAATGCTATTGATGAAGCAACTGAAGGTACTCGAGAATGGAGAGATGCAATAAGAGAAGTAAATAGTGCTGTTTTAGATTTATTAGACTCTTACGGTGGTTTAATTAAAATCGAAAGAGGTGAAAATGGTGCTCTCATAGTCACAAATCAAGAAGAAGTTAATGATATAGTAAGAAATAGGGCCTTAGTTTCAGAAGGTTATGCAAGAACTGCTAAAATAAAAAGTTACGAGAATGAAGAGTCAAAAAGGCGTCAAGATTATTTAAATTCTCATTATCGTTCAGGCGAAGGACGCATGGGAGGAATGGTTGGCTATACATCTCCTGCTGCTTTAATATTAGACCGTTATAAAGATGATCTTGAAGCTTTGGAAAAAATGAGTATTAGTGAACTTGAGGAATTAATAAATAAAGTCTCTACCTCAACGGAACTTACGCCTGGAGCAACATCAAATTATAATCTTGAGAAAGAAAGGGATGAAGTTTTAAATTATATAGAAGAGGTTAAACAATATGAAAATGCCGTAGAGACGGAAAGAATAGCTTTTGGCTCTACTGCTATGCAATATGCTAATGTTGATCAAGATTTACAGCCACTTGTAAATACTTTTTTAAGTGATGAAATCATAGATACATTAATAGAAGAAAACAAAGGCAAGTATGATAATGAAAAAGGTCAAAAACTTAAAGATTTATATGCACAAGAAGCCTATGGTGTAAGTTGGGAAAAAGCATTAGAAGACAATCCCGAACTTGAAGAAATGAAGGATAGTCAAATGCGTTCTTATTTAGAAACCGCAGATGCTCTTGATCAAGCCAAAAATCAAATAAATAGTTTTACAAATGCAATTAGTGGACTTACGGATGTTGAAAAAGCCCTTTTTGCTGGACAAGAAGGTAGTGCCCTTACTAAAGCTCAAGCAGAAGAATATGCAAAATATCTTACAAATGAAAATGATAGTGAAGCTATAGCACAAGAAAAAGAGGCAAAGAGAAGACAACTTTTTACGGAATATGGTGGAGAAGAAGCTTTTGGTTCTTTTGAGACATTTGATAAATTATTTAATGGCGCAATAGAATCTGCATTAGATAATTTTGATACTAATAAATATGGTGAAAAATTCAATGAAATATTGTACGATTCCTTCTCTGGAAAATTAACTTCGGGAGCTTTTGCGAATCTCACAGATAATTTATGGTCAGTTTATACTACTTCTGGTGAGGAAGGGATGAGAAAAGTTCAGAATTCTATTGTCGAGATGACACAGGGGATGGATTCTGATAAAATTGAGGCTTTTACCAATGCTATTGCCGCGACCGATTGGACGAGTGTTGAACAAGTCGAATCTTTAAAAGAACTAGCTAGAGAGTATGGTGTTTCAGAAGAAGAAATAGAAAGATTCACAGGTCAACTTATTGAATTTAATAATGCCGCGAAACAAGTAAATCTTGAGCAGATAAATAAAGGACTCGTACTCGCTCGAAAAATCGCTAGTGGTGAACAAGGACGTAGTTTTTCAAAAGAAGATTATGAAACTGCAATAGCCAATGGCGCGAATCCAGATGATTTTCAATATAATATAGAAACAGAAGCTTATGACTATATTGGTTCAGACATTCAAGATGTATCTGCTGCTATTAGAGAAGGAACAAATCAAATAATAGCTCAGTTAGATAAGGAATATGCAAGTGCACTCGCCTTCGAAAAAGTTAAAAATGGGGGATGGGGAAAAACTTATGGTTGGACCGGTAGTGATTCTGATCTTGAAGATACAGAAAAGTTAAGGAAATTTCTTATAGCATATAATAATACAGCAGGAGAAAATTCATTTGTTGACCGTGAATTTATAGAAAATGCTAATGCTGAACAGTTACAAGAAAAATATAAAGAACTCGAAGAAATATATAATAATCGAGCAGACACTAAACAAAACTTAGATAATGTTACTGCAAGTCAATATCAAACATCTTCTGGTTCTGTATTAGCAGAACTTGCTGCAACCGGAGATGAAGCTGCGGTAGATGCTCTTAAGCAACAAATTACAAATTCTGGTTTATCAGAAGCTATTATTCAAGCACTTCTCGAAGATGTCGAAAGCGGAGATGCCGAAAAAATTAAGAGTACTGGAAATGTTGTTGGCGCCATTCAAGATGCTAATAGTTATGGCATTGAAACAGAACAGCTTGAACAATATGCCGAGGCTTTACGTACAGTTGATGGCCTTGAACAAGCTAATATTGGCACCTTATTAACTCTTGCTGCTGCTAATGCAAAATATCAAGAAGGTTTTAAGAATGTAATTGAATCCTATGATGAATGGATTGAATTAAAACAAGAAGATGGTTCAATTCACGCAGATCCTACTAATCTCGATGAGATGAAGGCTATTGGTGATTTGAAGAAAAATCTTAAAGAAATGTTCAATCTTTCTGAAGATGTTTCAGATGAATTCCTTGAAATGCCAGGAATAGCTGACTTGTTAGAAAGAGCGGTAAATGGTGATACCGATGCTGTTTCAGAATTACGTGCAGAATTAGCAAAAGCTCAAGCACAAGCTAGATTAATCGAACTTGGAATTGACCCCAACTCACAAAACGAAATCATGGAGCAAATCGATAACATGATGGGAGAGGCTGGAACATTAGAGTTCGGAGCAACCTTAAATGATTCCGCTTTTGCCCAAGGATTGCTTACCGCAATGGAAGCTGCTGGCATGACCGTTGGACAAATGCAAGAAATGTTTAACAGTCTTGGTTGGGCGCCAGAACTTGATTATGAATTAGTAGATGTAGCAGATGCAGAAAAGTATGCTGTTAATGGTCAGGTAGAAATAGCAGACCCGGAAAATCCTGGCAAGACAAAGATGGTACCTACCAAGAGTGTATCGGAATTTGCTACAAATGATAAGATTGCAATTCCTAAAATAGGTAATGCTACTTTTGTAAAACCTTCAATGCCTGATGTAACTCCTTCGACTAGTTCTGGTGGCGGAGGCGGTGGCGGAGGCTCCGAAAAGAAACCTTCTTATTGGGAAAATCCTTATGATGAACTCTATAACCTCCAAGAAAAAATAAATGAAGCCCTCCGCAAACGTGAAGATCTCGAAAGACGTTACCAAAAACTTCTCAAACAAGAGCAAGCCACACTCTCCGATATTCGTAAATCTTATTACGACCAAATCGAACACCTCGGTACAGAGGCCGAACTTCAAAAGCAACTTGCAGAAGGAAGACTTCGTCAAATTAAAAAGCTCGGAAATGAATTATATACAGACGAAGATGGTGACAGAGTTTCCTTTAAGGATATGGGCGTAACAAAATATGCTTCATATAATGCAGAAACTGGCTTAATAAAAATCGATTGGAATGCACTTGAAGAAATTTCAAATGACTCTGATAGAACAGAAGAGGGTAAAGCCGCAGAAGAATATATCTCACAGTTAGAAGAACTTGTAAGTAGTTATGAAGAAGTACGAGATAAACTCTGGGAAATCGAAGATACAATCGAGCAATTAAGAGAAGATGCAATTCAATCTTACATTTCATTTGAAGACCGCGTCATGGATGCGTTAATCAATCAATATCAAAAAGAAATAGATAGTTACCAGTCCATGAGCGATGCTCTTGAAGAGGCAAATAATGAGGTACTTGATTCCCTTCGTGAACAAATCGATTTATCCCGTCAGATTCGTGACAACACAGAAAAAGAACAAGATATCGCTGACATGGAAAATCGTTTAGCATACTTACAAAGAGATACTTCTGGCGCAAACGACTTAGAAATCCTCAAACTTCAGAAAAACTTAGATGATGCTCGTCAAAGCTATACAGATACTTTAATCGACCAAGCAATCTCCAACATGGAAAAGGATGCAAGCCTCGCCGCAGAACAACGTACAAAACAAATACAAATCATGCAGGCGCAATTAGATATGGCTGTGGCAAATGGAACTCTTTGGAAAGAAGTGCATGATATTATAAACGATGCAGCAGACGAAAATGGCGCGCTTAGTCCTCAATCTAACCTTATTAAACTCTTAGAAGAATCAGAAGGTTACAAGAGCTTGAGCGCAATCGGAAAGGAAGATTGGTTACAGAAAGCCGCAGAAGAATTCCATAAAGCTTGGGTTGGATTAAACGAAGCCGAAGATAAGTACAAAGTAGATGCCAATAGTGATGGGGTTGTTTATGATACTAGTACTCCTACCGAAGACACAAGTTCTAACAATAACAAACTTAGATGGGATACTACTGAAAAGAGAAAGCGCCGTGGCGATGGTAAGCATAAGTGGAGTGCATTTAAGACAGGTGGTCTTGCAGATTATACTGGTCCTGCTTGGCTTGATGGTACAAAGACAAATCCTGAACTCATCCTTAACGCTCAAGATTCAGCAAACTTTATCGCATTAAAAGATATTTTAGCTTCATTGTTGAACATCCAAGGCGCGAACGGCAAAGTTGGTAAGGGTGGAGATAACTATTTTGATATTGATATTAGCGCGACACTTGAATCTGACTATGATGTTGATAAACTTACAGAAAAGATTAAACGAGATATTTATAATGATGGACAGTACAGAAACGTTAATACAATAAACTATCTTAGATAAAAATGTGGGGATTCATAATCCCCCATTTTTTTATACAAAATTCATTACTTAGCTACTTATATATGAGATAAAAGGAGTATTTGAAAATAGAGTCAAAGGAGGCAAACCAATGTTAATTGATTTTTGTGGGTTCACTTTTAATGGAATCCACTCTTCTGAATTAAATATAACACGTGTAAGTAGCGGCTCTAGATATAACGAAAACTTGGGTGCTGTATTCCAAGATAAGACAGCACAAGTCGAGGGAGGAGACGGTACTTTATTTTGGAATTCTTATTATTCTAATAAACCTTTTTCCTTTCAAATTGCATATGATAGTTTAACCGAGGCGCAATTACGAAAATTGCGTCAGGTTTTTTGCGCTAAAGCAATGGGAGAACTCATACTTGATGAGACTCCTTATAAAGCTTATACAGTAAAAGTGCAAGCGCCCGTACAACTTTCATATCTTTGTTTTGATGATGTAAATAAAAATCGTGTTTACAAGGGAGAGGGAACAATTTCACTTATTGCTTATTATCCTTATGCTAAAAGTGTACATAAGTTTTTGAATGAATTTAATGATTATTTTTATTCAAATAAATATGAATGGGCCGATGCTTCAGGTCTCGCGCGCGTAAAGGGACTCTATGATGGCACAGGAGAAGATATTAAATTATATAATCCTGGCGACCTTGTAACTGACTGGCAAGCCTTTTATACAATGACAAGTGGTGGTTGCGCTTTAACTACTATTACTTTAAGTGACGACGCGGGACATACCATGGGGCATATGGCTTTTTCATCTATAAGTCGTAAAAATAATAATGATGCTTACCTTCGTCTTAACTCGCGCACCGAGTTAATTGAAGGTTACGATTCTAATAAAGTTCCTACGGGTACTTTATATAATGAATTTTTTATCGCTGGTGAATTTTTCAAAATACCACTTGGTGAGTCAAATTTTGAATCTAATACTGCTTGCGCAGAGATTAAATATAATTACTTATACTATTAAGGAGGTAGACTATGAAAGATAAATATGAAATTTCTCTTTGGGAAGACTACCTCGTTGAAGCATCTGGTGATGTACCGGCGCACTATGAAGAGAGAAAATTATGTGTTATTGGCTCCGATACAATGACAACGCCTTGCCGCGCCTATAATCCTGAACTTAAATCAGAGGTAAATGGTACTCATACTCTCACATTTAAGATGTATTATAGTTACAAAGAAAATGAAATTTCAGTAGATGATAATACATTCTTTGCGGATGATGAAGGTAATTTTACTGTAAATGGTCATACAAGTGACGAACCAAGATCACCTTCATATAGCACGTTTGATTTTAATGAAATTCAAAATCCTTTTCTTAACTTGTTGGTAAATGAGCGCAAAGTTAAGTGCTTCTGGAAAGACCATTGGTATGATTTTATCATAAAGAATTGCCGTGAAGATTCAAACGGCAAATCTATTATTTATACTTGTACTGATTTATTTATAAATGAGTTATCTAAGAATGGATTTAATATAACTCTCGATGCAGAATTAGAAAACAATAGTGGTACAATCTTAGAATTAGCTGAATATATTTTAGACGGAACTGACTGGAGTTTGGATACAAGTAGTTCTGATATAGTTCAACAGACAAAAGAAGAACCTGTTTATGAGGTTAATACTTTAAGAAGTTGGACTCTTACTGACCAAACTCTTGGAGAAACTGAAGCTACTATTGCGGCTAATAAAAAGGTTTTAGTTTTCTATAAACAAGTTCAAGATATACTTGCTTATTTGAATGAAGGTCATGTCTCAAAAGATGATGAAATTCAAATTGCATATGCAGATAGTTATGAAAGAGATACAAACTCTCAATTAGTTACTAATGCGCATTGTTACGGTGATTCTGTTAGATGGACCAAAGAGCAGTATCAAACTGTAGATTGCCTTACTGTCGCGCCCGTCAACGATTTAAGTAATCCTTATATACGAATTTTCTATAAAAGTAGCGTATCTGCTAATTATAGAGCTTCGCGCTTTGTAAAACAAGCAATAAGTAGATTGGATAGTCTTACAGGCAGATATTGTACTGTTTATGTTGCAACTGAGGATGGCTCTGGCACATGGGCGGATCAATTTAGTGAAGGCGATGAAATCTACAAATACACAACTACTGAATGGAATGATGCCCTTGCGGTTAATAACTTAGTAATTAACGCAAAGGACTTCGTTAATTCTGAAGGTTGGAGTGGAGAGAATCTTGTATTCCAACTTTATCCGCCTTATAATTCTGAATCTGTAACTGATATTTCTGCTTATACAGCAAAGTCTTATTTACATTTTTCAAATAATAAAAATTATTTTAATGATATTAGCCAAACTTCCGCCTATGTTCCAAATGGTTTTACTATTGGAGAAACTTATATATTCCGTTATAAAGCTCTTGGAAATAGTTCAACTAGTCCAAGCGGAACTTATGTATCCGGTGGTATTGAACCTGTAATTTGTACTTATAGAAACTCTGGCGACATAAAAGAAATTGACCCTGAAGGTACTACTTATTTTTCCGCTCAATCTGTTGGGCCAACAACAGATAACTGGATTGAGTGGAGAATGACTTGTATTAAATCAGTTACTAGAGCAGAAATTTCTCAATTAAAAGTTGGCTTATTCTTAAAAACTTCTCAAGAGCTTTGGCTTGAACAGGCGCAATTATATAAAGAAATATACGGCGAATCAGGCGTTCGTATTAATCCTGGCGATATTGATGTTCAGTCAGTAGCTACAATTAAATATATCTATTTTAATCATACAACGATGCAAGGATTAACAGATAAGTCTCAAATTACTTATCTGTGGTCTAGTTCGAGTGATTGGAATTGTAGTTCATTCTTGGAACTTCAATATAATCAAAACTTCGAGAAAATTCGTTCTATTACTGCAAAGCGTTCAAATCGTTTTAATTTAATTCAGACGCTCGCGCAAACTTTTGAGTGTTGGGCAGAATTTATTATTAACCATGATAGTTCTGGAAGAACTATCTATAATGAAGATGGAACTCCTCAGAAATATGTGCGCTTTAAGAATGAAATTGGTCAAGAAACAGGAATCGGTTTCGTATATGGAATCGACCTTAAAACCATTACTCGTACAATTCAATCTGATAAGATTGTAACTAAAACAATCGTAACACAGAACAGTAATGAATTTGCTACTAATGGTTTCTGTACTATCTCGCGCAGTAAAGAAAATTATCCAAGAACTAACTTCTTATTGAATTTTGATTATTATATCAATCAAGGTCTCCTCAATGGTGGCGTTGTAAATAATGATTTGTACGATTCAACGGGAGAGCTTGGATATTACTATTGGCTCCATACATATAATACTGAATATGATGAACTTACTGATTTCCTTAGTGCTAAGCGTACTGAATTAGCTAAACAGTTAAGTTATCAAGTTATATATACTGATACAATTACTGGCCTTCAAGAAAGTATCTCTTCTCTTCAGAATGAATTGATGCAACTCGCAGGAGTAACTACTTGGAGGGATGCAACTGATTTTATTAAAGAAAACGCAGATTCAGAAAACGTAAAGCCAAGAATGGTAGCAATTATGACTCAAGAGGAAGAACTTGCTACTTATCAGGCTATGCTTGCAGAACTCGAAACTTCTATTACTGAATTGCAAGATGATATCGAAGAAAAAGAAGAATATCAAGAAGCTTATGTAACCCTTATAAAAGAACTTGATTATAAATTTTATAAAAAGTATTCACGCTTTATCCAGGAAGGTACTTGGATAAGTGAGGACTATATTGATGATGACCTTTATTTCTTAGATGCTCAATCTGTTTCTTATACTTCTTCGCGCCCGCAGATTAGTTATGATATTTCTGTAATGCGTATTAGTAGTATTGAAGAATTTAAGAATAAAGTATTTCATCTTGGAGATATTGCTTTTATTCAAGATACAGAGTTCTTTGGATATACTTATGTAAATCAGATTAAAACTCCTTATAAAGAGAAAGTTCTTATTTCTGAAGTTATATCTCACTTTGACCAACCTGAGTTAGATACATTCAAAGTTCAGAATTATAAAACTCAATTTGAGGACTTGTTCCAAAGAATTACAAGTACGACTCAATCTCTTCAGTATGCTCAAGGCGAATACGCTCGCGCCGCCTCTATTGTTGAGCCAAGTGGTACTATTAATCCTGAGACACTTCAGAACTCAATCGCACTCAACGAACAGTTAGTATATAGCGCGCAGAATGAATCAGTTATTTATGATTCTACTGGTATCACAGTATCGGATACTACTAACCCTAATAACAAGGTAAGGATAACTTCTGGCGGTCTTTTCATCACAACAGATGGCGGCACCACTTGGAAGAACGCAATCCGTGGTGAAGGTATTGCTACGCAATATTTAACTACTGGTGCCATCAATACTAATAACATTAGTATCATGGATGGTAACTTCACCGCTTTCCGTTGGGATTCAAGTGGTATTAATGCTTATTATAAGCTCGGCGGCGACCAAGGTATTAACCTTTCTAAGTTCGTTCGTTTTGACCACTTCGGTATCTATGGAATGGATAATCCTGACCAAACAGGAGCATACGCACCTACAAGCGAAGAACAAATTTGGAATGACGCTAAATTTGGAATGACTTGGAAGGGCTTCTTCTTAAAGAATAAATATGAAACTCATACCATAGAAATATCTAGCACAGATGATATCCGTGTAATGAATGGTTCTACCGAGTTAATTAAAATCGGTAAATTAGGCGAAAATAAATTTGGTATTCGTATTGCTGATACATCAGGTTATACTGTTATGGAAACAGGTACTGATGGAAGATTGTGGTTAAGAAATCGTCTTAATATTTCTTCCACAACTGGAACTAATTATATTGGTATTGGTTATTTATCAGCAGTTAAGCCTAGTACAGCAATCCACGAAGTCTTTAATGCAAATGGTAATTTTATTGTATATGAAGATGGTTCGATGAAGGCCGCAGATGGTGAGTTTACAGGAGAAATTCACGCAACTAGTGGTACTTTCGGTGATATGACTATTGATACCGCCGATTCAATCGAGGCCGCAGTTGATGGCGCAAGAGTCAAGTTTGATGGAAATGGTCTTAGCATTTACGGAGCTGGACTTACAATTTATGATGATAATGAGACCACTCCAACTCCACTTTTCTACTATGATGAAGATAATGGATTGTATGTAAATGGTACAGGTACATTTACTGGCGCCGTATATGCAACTGAAGGTACATTTACTGGTACGGTTACTTCTGATGAACTCACAGCAAATGGTGGTACTATTGGTGGTTTCGCTATTGATGCGAATGGATTGAGTTCAACAGATTCAGAATCTAGTCCTTCTCTTAGATTGTATAGTAATGGTAGAGTTGATGCTCAGAATATTAACTTAGGTGTCGGCGCGCACATTACTGATTATCTTAGATTGGGAGATAATGTTTACCTTTGGAATCCTGAATCTAATGGTGTAAATGCGCACGTCCTCGAAGTTAAGGACAGCAATAATAATAATGTTGTTACATTAGACGATAAAGGAAACTTAAATATTGGTGATATTGAGTTAAACGGTGAATCTTCTGAAATTTGGGGTACATCATTCTCAATTACTCCAAATCTTGCAACTTTCACTAATGTAACAGTTTCAGGTACAATTTCTACCGCGGTTTTCTCACAAGGTCACACTCAATCAGTCGGCGGCATTATGATGTTTAAGCCTTCTTATAAGATTGAGAGTTACAATAATAATGAATTAACTTTAGACCAGGATTTCCAGGGTGCCGTTGGCGATTATGTATATGTCATTAAAGATGATGGTACTCCCGTTTCTGGATTAATCCAAATTGCGACTATAAATGATAATGTAGTTACTTTAAGTAACTTTAGTTATAGCGGAACTATTGTTAGTTTAATTGATATTGGTGTAGAAGATTCTTTAATAATCGGTGTTAATTCTTCTGATACTGCAAGTACATTCTTAAAGCCAAGAGGAATTACAATTTCTCACTTTAATTTGAGTCTTACAGACCCTGAAGACCCGACTTCTGCGAAGTATATAGATGAGAATATTAACCCTAAGGTATTTTTGGGGGATTTGGATACATCTGGTATTAACTTTGCGGACGCCGCGCCCAAGACACGTGGTTTTGGTTTGTATTCTGAGAATGTTTATTTAACAGGTTCACTTACCACCGACCTTAATAGCACTAAGTTTGCGGGCGTTGATACATTAAATGGCGCAACTGCTACTGCAATTACTGGAGATACTTCAAGAATTGTATTCTGGGCGGGCGCGTCAGATATTACAACAGAACAGGTTAGATTAGCTCCATTCCAAGTTACTGAAAATGGTTCTATCTATGCTAGTCAAGGTGTATTCACTGGCGCGATTCTTACAGATTCTTATATCCGTGGTGCTGACATCTATGCCGCACGTATCCACGGCACAGGTAAGTCAGAAAGTCCTGTAAAAGATTATGGTCTTGCTTTCTATGATACTACAGATGGTATTGTATTCTTTGAAGGTGAGACAGGCGGTCTTTCTACTCCTACTGAAGTATTTTCTATCGGTAATAATGGATTAAAGAGAGGAAGTAATTACTTTATTAAAACAAGTGCTTTAAGCACAGATTTTGAAGGTAATAATTATAGTACAAGACCCGCGCAGAGCGCAACTCAATTTGTACGTATAACTGAAGATTATATTTCTGGTAAATACGTAAATGGAGAGAGTGTAGAGGTCTTAGATTCAAAGATTACCTTTGACCAAGGTAATGGAATAAAGTTTAGCTTTGGTTCTAATTCATCTATAATGAATATTACACAAAGTTTGGTTAAAATGAGTACAAGTAATGTCCAAATTGATAATACTGTTTTATTTGGAGATAAGCTTCAATATAAAAAAGTTAATAATGGATATGATTTGTTCGTAGCGAGTTAAGGAGGAATAAAATGTCAGAAGTAGTACAATTTACCACTGGCGAGGGTATTAACTATTGGGACGGTGACGACCAGGGCTATTCCCATATGGTAGGTTGGGACACTCGTAAGGTTCGTTCAGAGGTTTATTCATTTAGGACTGGTAGCCAACCTATTTCACACGTTAATTTTATAGGCCCACCTAATAGTAGGTATGATGGCGCAGATATTCCAGTTCGTTTTGGTATATCTAGTAGTTTATATACATATGTAACTGAATATGGCGAACCTCAAGGAAGTCAAGAATATGACGCAGATGACCCGAATGATATGGACATTAATTTAAGTCCTAATACTACGTATTATCTCGTATTCTTTCCAGGCACTCGTATAGATGAAGGCACATGGTATGGTTTGCTTAATTTTGGTTATAGGCCTTTGTCAGATAACTGGATTACTATTAATGCAACAATAGCATATACCAAATGTAGTGCGCCACGAAACATAACTTTAACTCATTCTATTAAGGAACCTGGTGGAAGTACAACATTGAGTTGGTGGGGTGCATCTGCCGGTACTGGTATGACCATTAGTTCATATGATATTTATTATTCTACTTCAGCAGATGGTACTTATTCATTTTTAGCTAATACTACTGCCAGTTCTTATACCGTTACGGCGCCGACCACTAGGGGACAATCTTATTATTATAAGATAGTTACTAAAGGAAGCGTCTCGGGATATGATTCAAATAAGAGCGATGCAAGTGGTGGATTAAAAGCTAACACTTTACCTAATCCCCCATTAGTTTCAGTTGATACTTCTACTATCCCCTCAGATGGCGGAGATGTTACATTTACAGTATCTACCAATGGAGATGATGATGGGCAGAATTTAAGTTTATACTATGCTACTTCAAGTAGTGGAACTAAATCAACTTTTACTTCTCCATCTACAATTCATTTCTCAAGCGCGGCAACCTATTACTTTTATGTATATGATGGACTTGAATATAGCACCGCCACTTCTCAATCCATTACTGTTAATGCTAGACCTGCGGTTACATCAGCAACTTATGATAGTTTAGGAACTTATACCGCTTTAGGTGGAAACGGAGTTGAAGGATATCAGTTAGGTTACGCAAGTAATATTACTCCTAAAATTTCTGTAAATAAAACGGGTACAGTTACTGTTGGTGTAGAATATTATACATCTAATGGAACTGAAGCATTTAATACTCAAGGTACTGGATATGGATATATAAATATTCAACAAATTCCTGTTACCACAACTACAGATATAGTTTTAAGCAATTATAATATTCATCAGTACATAACCTTAGGAGCAACAAACGTTCACTGGAGAATGTATTTTAGATTGAATGATGGTAGCGAAAATAGTGGTTGGGTTTATTACCCTTCTGAATCAAGTGGACAATATTATACTATTGCGCACGCGCCAGCATTACTTGCATCTTATAACCAATTTTCTAATTCAGATGTCGCTGGTACAATTACCGGAGAAGTCTGGCGCAATGTACGCTTGAAAGTGTACAATGATACTTCTGTACCTTTAGTAACTGCATCTGCTGTAGTAAATGGTTTAACATTAACTGCTACCGCTACCTCTAGTACAGATAGCGATTATCGTTATATAGATGTTACCTTGCCTGATGGAATAGATGGCGGCGCGTCAATAGCAATTACTGCATCAATGAAAGACGCAAGTAATTCTATTAGTAAAAATGTAGGAGTAACAGTAACAGAAACTAAAATTCCTGTATTAAATACACTCTCACACGGCGCCGCAGCCATAAAACCATTTACGTCGACGGGTTCATTTGAAATTGTTACAGTCTGGCCCTTTGGTTTATATGAGCACGTTGATGCCACAACCTTAGCGGCATATAACTGTAGTACCACAGCATCCAATGCTATTAAACTAGTTCATTCAAGCAGCAATAGTGGCTCTGGCGCAAATAGAGTCGAGAAGATTCTTACTTGGGATAGAAGTGGTGATAATATTGCTACCACAATGGATAGAGAAGATGCTTATGATTGGGACTATTCTCTTGGAGTTACAAGTTATTCTGGTTCATATACTTATTATTGTAGATTGGAAATCATAAATCTTTTCGGAAAAGTTGTTGCTACCCCTTGGCTTTCAAGGACATTTAATTTCGCAGAACCCGTACAATCTCCCACAATCACAAGTATCGACTGGTCTTTAGACGGTTCTACAAACTGGGCGGCGCTTGGTAACAGAGCAATCCAAGAAGGAGTTTACCTCCGTTTTAACTGCTCATTTGGTTTATTCACAACTGATGAAGTTGAACTCTCTGTTTTACTTACGAATAGTTCAGGTGAAAGAAGTATAAGTTGTTATGAGTCGGGTTCACCTTCAAAAATTACTCCTATTACATATTTAAGTACAGAGTTAACGCGCGCGACCGGTAGGACTGCCGCGACAAATACAAAGTCTTATATCTTCCATATCACTACTGAAATTGCTGACACGACAGATAGAAAGTGGCGCCTTCAGTTTGTGAATAGTGGATATACTACAAATTCTAGTTATGCCACAACTCCTGTTGTAAGACATTGCGCACCAAATCTTGTACTTGTAGATTGTGATACTGATGAAGATTATGAACTTACTTATGTTTATAATATGTCAGACTTGGGTTATGATAGTACCAATGAAAATAATACTATTGTAAACTATTTATCTGATGGCGAAACACGAATGTCAAGTACCCCAATATCTAATACCGTAGGTCAAGGTGTTGAGGGGACTCTCCAAGCGACAGTAACTGGTTGGGAAGTAAAAACGATTTGTGTTGAAATGGTTACAACTGTCGAGGGACTTTATTCTCATACCAAAACTTTTTATTCAACCCCAATCTTAGTATTCCAAATCTCACCTACTGTTGCTTATAGAAAAAATCAACTTGGTATCAATACGGCAATACCAAATAATGATGCAATAGTAGATATTCATCAATCAACTGGAAAAGAAAAAGTTTTGATTCAAGGTTTCACTACAGATTTTATACCCGCCAAGTTCGAGATAGATATAACAACAGGACAAATTAGATTTTATCTATATGATACAGTACAAGATGAAGATGTACTTCAACATACTCTCGACCTATTAAACGGAACTTTAACTTAAAAATAAAAACGCCTGAGATAAAACTCAGGCGTATTTTTTAGGAATTTTATTTTATTTATTCCTCTTCTTTTATAAAAGGTAACATAACATTAAATTCTTCAATAGATAACTCTAATCCATCTAATTCATCAATACTAAATGTGATGTCAGGAGTTTCAACCTCTAAATTTACAAGATTATCGAGTTCCTTTTGAGCAACCTCAATCTGGTCATCTTTAATTTCGACTCCACCAGCCTCTGTTCTTTTGAAGTTACCATTTTCATCTTTTTCCGCATACTGCTGGAAAATCTTATTAAGTTCATCATTATAAAACTTACTGTCCTCGTCCAAACCAATACATAACTTATTAAACTTATAAGCAACTTTGGCAGGAACTTTTAACCCCTTTACTCTCGAATAAATATCCAAAACCTTGAATATTTGATGCATTTTAATCTTCATCTTTTTCACTCCCAATTTACAATTTTTGTTTTTAATTGGTTGGTATCAGATACATATTTTCCTATACCAACCGCATCAGCTATATCATCACTAACGGTTACATCATACCATTTCTTTACTAGAAGTTGCATTGACCTTTTCTTATCGGCTCTTGATTGTCCTTTTACTCCACAATGCGCGCGCCATGTATTTGTATTGGGTATGACATAAGGAATATTTAATTCAACACATAAATCTATTAAAACTCCTTGAAGGTGCGCTAGAGTCTGAAAAGTTGTAACTCCCATCATTTGCTGGTATTGTATACCCTCTAATCCTATAATATCACATTGCCAATTTTCAACCATAGACATAACCCATAGTTTAATTTCGTGAATACGTTTGTCCTCATTAGTTTCTTTAGCTTCAAAAGTACCATAACTTACAAGTTCCAAACCATCAAATATGCTATATCCTGTAATATGTGAGGCTTGGTCAAGCGCAAGGATTCTGTATTCTCCTTTTACTTTTGGCTTTATGATATTAAGGTTTTGCTTGAATTGATTTTGTTTACAGACTGGACATTCGCGCTTTGTGCGGATTTTTTTCCAAGGGGCATAAACCTTATGCCCCTCGGCGCAAAGGAATTCCATCTCTGTATCCAAGTTTTGATAATCGGTTGAGAGAACTTGCCAACCATCTGCGGCGAGTTCTTCAGCAATCGTTTCTATTTTAATTCTTGCCATTATTTAATTCCTTGAGGCGTTCGCTCATCACGGAACCTTCACGATTAAAATTATAGAAATAAAGTGGTGAAAGAATGTCGCGGCAACCTCTGAAGTTATCATATTTTTTCATAAGGTCTGATACCCAAACAACATCATCATCATATTTCTGAGAAGAAAATTTAACGCTCTTTGCCCAATCTGCTCTAAATGCCCATTGCCATACAGTAAACTTATATGTAGGAATATAGAAATTATTATGTGACCAACATATATGAACTACATTATCATCGGGAAATTGTTCAAAGAACTGAACGACTTTAGCGATTGCATAGTTATCAATAAGCCAGTCATCGCCATCGAGGAGCCAAATCAAATCGCCAGTTGCAAGTTCAAGCCCATTATTGCGGCTAAGACCACTAGAGCGATATTGGCGGTCAATAATAATCATATGAGAATAACTATCTTTTAAGTAATTCTCAATGATTTCATGAGTTCTATCTTCACAAGAGTCGCAAATAAAAATTGGTTCGACTTCATCATGGTTGCATACCTGATATTTTAACGAGCATATCATAGGCTCAATAAATTTTTCAAGGTTATGCACGGGGATTACTAAGGAAATCTTCATATTTTATTCCATCCACTCATTTATTTTATATTCTGTTTGTTTCCATGGATGAGCTTCGATTGCTCTTCTAACATTACAATGAGTACAGAACTCATTTGGAGTATTAACGAACTTTTCTATTTCCTCTGGTGTATGATCTTTAACGGTGATGCCGGCGCTTTCAATAGGTATCTTTGATAAGTCCATGGCGGCCGTCTCTTCAAAGTAATTGAAGAAATGAGGTAAATTTGGAATCACACAACATGGATAAATGCGCCCGTCCTTTAGGAAGTTACATTTTGCCATTGATGCTGAGAAACAAGAGTAAAAACATTCCTTAGGATAATCAGCATTTTCATGAAGTGAGATATTCCAAAAGCCTGCTTTATCATACATTTCAGTTTTTGGAAAACCGCGCAAAAGGTCTTGGTAATCTAAGTTTAATCCAGGATAGCAACTAACAGTTAAGGAAATATTATTTCTAATAAATACAGGTAATAATTCATCTTTTCTCTTTTTCAAAAGAATACCATTAGTTACTACATTGATGTCAGTATTTGGAAACAAACATCTTACACACTTCAACATATACCCAAGTTCAGGATGGAGTAAGGGCTCGCCGCCGAGTATGCGGATTCTTCCTATTTCAAGACCGCTATCAGCGACTTCTTTCCATTCCTTTTCAAAATTTTCGGGGTCTACAAGCCATGGCTTTGCGAGGGGTGAGAAGTGTGAGCATCCCGCGCAATTTAAGTTACAATGGTCTGCGACATGATATTCAAGTGATACAATCATTTCAATCCTGAGGAACCGAAGCCTCCACCTCTATCTTCTTTATCAATTTCAAGTACGCTATCTACTCGATAGAACGCAATCTTAGGAACTTCCGCAAGAACTAACTGACAAAATTTTTCACCCTTTCCGATAGTGAAACTTGAACCATAGAGAATAGAAGTAACTTTACCTTCTTCATCAAGAGTTATATCTTTAATAGGACTTTCTACATTTTCGATAATAACCTTAATTTCATCTCTATATTGTTGGTCAATAGTTCCAGGTGTATTGGCTACTCTAAGTTTTGTCTTTAAGGCGCGGCCGCTCTTAGGACGTACTTGAAGTTCATAACCTGTGGGAAGTGCAACCTTAATACCTGTCGGTACAAGTACTGTCTCTCCTGGTTTTACGGTAATATCATCCAAAGCATATACATCTACACCGCTATCGCTAATGTGTGCATACTGTGGAATCTTTGCATCAGGATGGCATAACTCAATAGCAACTTGGACATTTCTCTTTGAAATTCCTTCTGTATCATTTACCGCATTAACGATAGTACCAATGATACTTTTGAGGAAGTCGCGCTTTTGAGTAGAAATATCTAACTTTTCAATTTCTTCACAAATTCCTTCAAAGCTACCTGTTAAATCTTCTGACCTCATGCCACTAGCATTTATAGCTTGAACAAGAGCAATCTTATCATTAGGATTATTTACAGACTGTTCAAAAGATTGAGTGATGCCTGGCGCAACAAGTGCGAATTGGTCTTCTTCTAAGGAAAGGACTGAAGAAATTGCATCAAGCATACCACTGCCATCTTCTGAAGTTAATCCAAGAATCTGCTCCAAATTAGTTGCGGTTTCATGGACTTGAATTGGGGTAACTTTTGCCTCTTCAGGAGTATTTTCCATTATACTAAATCCTCCATAAATTTATTTATTTTCTCATTCAAAATCATCCCAAATACCTGCAAAAGTTTGAACGATTTCAACTACAAATTTAGTTGCAATAATTTCTCCTTTTGCTTTTTTATCTTTTCGTGTATAACTTGCCTTCTTTATAGTATAACCTTTATTATCTGCTTGTTCACGAAAAGATTCAATCATATCTTTGGCTTCAACTTCTGTATCAACTGAAAATTTTTGTGTAGTTTCTAAAAGCATTTTATTCCTCCTTAGGATATATTCCTTTCTATATATATAGTATATCAGAAATATCACAAAAAATCAAATTTTATGGTAAATATTCTTTTGCATATTGGTTATCACTTACCAAACAGACTCCTAAAACTTCGTCAAAATGAGGCTCTTGATTAGGACGAAAGCGTCCGTATTTAACAATGACGCCATACTTCAATAAAAGTTTCCATTCTTCTGCGAAGGTTTTATCTATTCGGAGTTCACGATTACTGAATTGCCCATTCATACACTCTTCTTCTGTATAACCAGTATAGATAATGATTGGGTCTGTTATGTGATATTGACGGCGGGCGCAGTCAACAAAAGCAAAAAGTTCTGTAAAGTCATCGAGCGGCTCTAACCCAGCCAGTACAATGGCACTGGTTATTGGGTTAGAGAGGTATCTCTCGATTAAAGTTTCTTTACTGACTTCTATATCTGGTTCTGCGACCAACTTACAGTTTTGACAAAGGTTTTCACCATTCTCGGCGTCGCACTTGAAGGTACAATGACCAAATGCTATGTACATGGCGGGCGCCTTGTAATTGCAAAAATCTTCGTCAATTATTCCCTTTATTTTCATTTTTTCCATCCCTTAATCCAGCCAAATACCCACTAGTATAGCAGTCATTACTATATTTTTGAATGTTCTTCCATACAGTAGGAAATAAGGCTGTTAGTATAAATTCAAGAGTAACTGTATCATCATCTTTAAGGTTCTCTACTGCCTTAGTAACCTTACGGACTTTTTCTACAGGTACGGTTGGCATTTTTTCAGTTGTGTTTACTTTATTCTTGTCCATCTATTTTCTCCCATTGTCTCATTAAATATTCTTCTTTTCTTTCTTTAGAATATGATTTAATTGGCACAAAGAAGCCTACGATTCTTGTATATTCAGTAGCAACCGGTTCTCCACAAACAGGGCATACCTTTCCGTAGAAACCGTGATTGTGTTTGCAGGCTTGGATTTTAGTGTTGAACGCAAAGTAAGTAACTTTATTATCTGTAATATAATTCAACATCTTCCATGCTTGGTCAAAATTATTAAAAGGAGCATCAATATTAACATGGAGAATAGAACCGCCTGAACAATATTCATCAAAGGCTGCCGCAATTTTTACACGTTCTTGAAGTGTAGTTTTAATTCCGAGAGGAATAAACTGATTGCCATAAAGAGGCAAGTCTTTAACTACTGTCTCAGGGAAGAGCATTTCATCTGCTTTCTGCATTTTTACTGCGGCCTGCTCTCCAGGAACTGCCTCGATATTTATCATATAATCTTTATCAAGACCAAATTGCGCTTTAGTGTTATGGATAACCTCGAAAATACGTTTACCGAAGGCATAAGCTTCGTCTGTATAGAAGGTATTACCAAATTCGTCAACTTTTACAAACCCAAATGACTTAAGAGCTTCATAAACTCCAAGAACACCGATTGTATTGTATTGAGTTTTAATATCAATCAATCCATCATCGTAGTTTGGAAGTAATCCTTTTTCTACGTTGCGCGCAATGATATGACGTACGGCATCGAGAGCCTTTAAATCGAGTTCAGTAATTTCACGCAAAGCAATTAAATATTCTTTTTCTGTCTTATACTTTAATGCAAGGCGCGCAAGGTTAATGGTTGAAACTTTTACAGAACCTACACGGAGTGCAGTACCACCGATAGAAGAGAAGAAACCGAGGTCTGAAATATTTGATTTTAATCTACAACAGTTAGAAAGTGAAGTAACTGTATCGTCTGCAAAAATATTACTATCAGACCATTTCATGTTATGCTTACAAGCATAGCGCGCGAAGTCTTCATCTACAAATTTACCATTTTTCTTGAGAAGGTTAATGGTGTTTACAGGGAAAGTAAACATATTCTTACTTCTTGTTTCACTCATTACTTCTAAGAACCACTTTTGGAAATCCATAATTCCCTCAAGCTCATCAATCATAAACTTGCCGTCTGGAAACTCGGCGCCACCAAAGAGGGCCTCAAGATATTCATGGTCAAAAATGGAAGTGTTAGTGAAGGCGCTCTGCATACCATCTCTTACGCAAGGCTGATTAACAGCATAGATAAAGCGTTGAATGTGCTGCTTTGCATATTTTTCTGGAGTTTCTGTATAGTAACCTTTTTCTATATCTCTACTCCAAAAGTAGTACATATAAGGAACAAGATTAGGAAGGCCGCAAGCTCCTGATGTTCTATTACTACAATAATTAATGAACTCTTTTACAAAATCAATAAAAGTTCCAAGATGGTGCGGAGGCTCATTATGGAAATTCTCAATAAAGAAAAGTCCTTCCTCTGCAAGACGCTTTAAATCATAGGCATAGCAATATGGTTTAAAGGTACTTGTATCCGCATCGTGCATATAAAGTGCTTTTGTGAACTCAGCGCGAAGCCATGCATTTGCAGTTTTGAAGTCATATAACTTCTGAATCTCATAATAAATCTTATTATAAGCAAGAAGTTTACGATGCGGTTTAGGCATCTCATTAAGCAAAGTAACAATATCTTTATGGCTTACATTAGCATTACTATCTACTGAAGAATCAGCAACAGTCTCTTTATCAATAAAACAATCAATAAAATCAGTATAACTTAACTGCGCATCCGAAAGTCCATTAAGTTTTTCAAAATCCTCTCCAAACTCTTCTTTTAACTTATTAAGTTGAGTTGTAAAGTTTTTATTTAACCTTATATTTATTGTTGCCATTTATACCTCCAAGTTATTTACCCATTTGACTGCCGAACTAAACTCTAAGATTTTTCCGTCTACATTCAAACAAGGTACTGTGCTAATTTCTTTTTCTTCCATTTCTTTCACATCATTACATTCAACATATACAATACCTTTCTGTTTGAGTTTAGCCTCTAGAACTCTACAGCGCGGGCAGCCTGTGCTATATAAAATAATTTCCATTAGTCTACCTCTTTATCACAAAACATACAATGTCCTGTTTCATCGTAACAATGTGGGCAAATGCCACGAAGATATTTATTATCTTCCAAAGCCGCATTTGCGCGGGCGCTAAGTGTAAACATTCCATGGCTTGCTTCGTCTTCAATAATTCTCATGTTTTCAGCAATTTTTTTCTGAATATCAGGTCCACTCATTTACTATTTTACCTCCTTGATATTTTACTTCATCCCATTCATAGAACATTTTGAATAAGTCATAATTACGTTCTCGAATATATTGGAATGTATTTCGGATTTCATCAAAAGACAATTCAACGTACTTTAAGTAACCCCAATTTGTATAATGGAAGTAACTATTATCCCTACAAAACTTATAAAGCGGTTGAGAATGCGGTGCATAACTGCTGTACCATTGAAAAATCAACCAACAATTCAAAAGCTCCATAAGGTCACGAAGTTCTTTAGTCTTCAGAAAATCTTCATCATAGTTAAGTAGAATTTTTATTCCACTCATCCGCAAAAATAAAACCTGAACAAAAATTTTTGGTAATCTGTCTATCATGAACTCGTTCTCCGTTGAACATCCGTAGGTTACATTATAATATATCTGGCGCGCCATTCGTTTATTATCAACGCAAAGATGATATAAAATTCTATCAGGCATATAGCCATAATACTCTAAAAAGAATGCATTAGGAATTGTAATAATTTTTGACCACTTTTCTAATTCTTCTGAAGAATAAACCTTAATTGGAAATTTATTACCTATTGGATAGGGGTTAATTCCAGGACGAGTACGGAATTCCCTTTGGTTCTGTAATTGGAGAATTAGGTCGTAGGCGCCGAGTCCTGCTAAATCGTAGTCATGTAAAAAGATACCTGTAACTTTATTAAAGTATGGTTTGAATGTTTCAAATGGTAATAGATTCTTTGAATCGGGCGCAAGACGCATATGAGCGCAGTTCAGGATGCGCTTTATTTGTTCTCTTTCTGTTGTTTTTTTACCAAACTTTGAGATATATTGGTCGTAGATGTGCATATCCGGAATGGTTCGTTCTATCTCGGGAGGTAGAGGAACGTATTGTTCAGGATTGAAGGCTCGGCCGCCGTATCTACAATTTGGTAAGAATAATTTATGAGGATAAATACCATCATCATATTCTTTTCTTATATAATAAGTAGTATAAGGCTCTGGCGCCAAAGTTGGCGTCAGAACCGTTAAATGATTATGTTGACGATAATAAGTTATAAGTTTAGCGCACTCGAGATTTGGGATTACGTTTTCATAATTAAAGAAATCGTAATCAAATACACCAATACTCATGTTACTTCCTCATCATTTCTATTATTTATTACTACTTCATTTCCATTTACTTCTATAATAGTTTCAACTAAATGGAACTTTGTGTTCTTATATTTTTTCGCACGGAAGTCCTGTCCGTCACGAACTCCAGTTACGATAATCTTATTACCGCGCGAAAACTCACTTTTACGGATAACGTGTTTTTTGCCGTCCGCGCCACGTTCACTTATCTGTTTGTCATAATTCTGAAAGACTCCATAAATCTTTACCAATACAACTCCATCAGTAGTTAAAAGTGTAACTGTCTTTTTTGACTTATCTCTATCAAGAACCGTTCCAACAATTCTACTAAGCTTGAAGATAGGAACTTGTTTGCCTTTTATCGGGATGTATCTTTCTATAACCGGGTTCTCACCTAAATCACAGAATCTATCCCAACCATGCTCGTCATAATCAACGTGCGCGAGTTCGTGCTCATGAATGTAACAACTTAATGCTTCCATTTCCCATTTACTTATTGAACCAAGACAATATTTGTTCCAAACATCACTTATCAATCTTTCGTTTACTGCTTTTAAGAGTTCTGCATTATGTTCTTTGACATAAGGACGAACTTTATCCATGTGTTTCTGATAGATGTTGTCCCAAACCGTCTGCTTAATCATAAAACCGCTTTCAGTATCATCACAAGGAGTACACAAATCAACATCAAAGCGATTACTATAGAAATTAAAAGCGATATTATCAAATCCATAATAATCTCCCATCTTCATTTTTTTCAAATACTTATTAAAGTTATAGACTCTGCGCTCCATATCATACTCATCAGGAATAAGTCCAAAATCAATTAACATCTTCATATTCTGAAGTGTAATTCTCTTTTTACAATCACTTACGGACTCCGCATACTTCTTCATTAACTCTACTCGGTCTCCAAATTCGTCGAAGGCGCCCGCTTTAATCAAATTGATAACTTGCGGCTTATTAACCTTTACACGACTAGTGAAGTCTTCGATTGAAGTGTATGGACGATTTGCAATTATCGCTTTAACGAGATCCTCACCAATACGAGTTATACCTGACATACCGAAACGAATCTCATTTTTCTCTACGTCAGGAGAGAAAGTAAATGAACTCTTATTTATATCGGGCGGTGCGATAACAACTCCTGCTGACTGCATACGACCAATCGCGCTTGCTATCTTTCCATAGTTTGTTGCTTTTGCTTTCTTCTTTTTCTTTCCGTCTTTTGTTACAATGATTGTTGCCGGCCAACCATTCTCTCCATCATCTTCTTCATATGAAGATTCAACTTCGTCTTCATCTTCATCGAACCACGGCATTTCTTCTGTGTAGACTTCTTCCGTCTTATTCTCTTCGATTGCCTCTTCATCAGGTTCTTCTTCTACTTCATTGCCGCCCGCATCATTTATCAAACAGGCGCAATCCCAGAAGATACTTGGATACTTATATGCCAAATTCATTTCCTGGAGTGCAATCAAACTATATGCGAGAGTGTGCGCCCTACAGAAGGAATAACCCCTTTGCACTCGTAACAAAACGTCCCATACATAATGAACGAGTTTCATATCACAACCTTTTTCTTCTGCATTCTTGAAGTATGTTTGTTCACACTCTTCAAACAACTTACCCTGCTTTTTCGCGATAGCCTTTCTACACTTATCTGCGAATGAAAGGTCATTACCACCGAGTTCTTCTTCCTGCAATAATGACATCAATCCCTCTTGGGACTCGCAGACACCATCAATAATCGCGCTGTTATTCTTTAACCAATCTATCTGTTCGGGAGTGAGGCCATAAGCCTTCATTTCCGCATACCATTCATTAATGTTTTCTCTATAACGCGCCCACATATCGAGCGGCTGCTCTGCACCTTTTTCTGGCGCCATAAGTCTGATAACTGAGTTAAGTACGGCTAACTCATCTACCGACTTCGGATGCGCGAGAGCGATACCGTTCACACCCGACTGCTTTTCCATCTGGAACAAGCTATTGATTTCATGTCTCTGAACCATGTCCCACATCTTTGGGTCGGTTCTCTCAATATTATAAAGTCCTACGATTGAGTTATAGGTCTCACGTAAAGTAGGCTTTCTCTCTGCATAACCATATTCACAAAGTAAATCAATACAGTTATGAATCTTGTCCATAGCTTCGACAGACAACAAGTCAATCTTAATTAAACTTGCGGCCTCGCTATCATGAAGCTCAAACTGAGTACAAAGAGTTCCATCAGGTGCGCGCATCAATGCGGTTGACTCTGTGAATGGTTCGTCTACAAAAATTACACCGCCCGCGTGAAGACCACTTCCGCAGATAAGTCCTTCAATCTTATGAGCGACATTCCAAAGTTCAGGATAGTTCTGAGTCATCTCAATCTGGAACTGTTTAATCGGTGTAAAGCCTTTTTCTTCATCACCATTCATACACTCATCAAGAGAACGAAGCTGTCCTCTATCTGCCGGTATCAAACTTGCAATATATGTTGCAATATCTACATCAATTCCAAGACCTCTCGCGGCGGTCAAGACCGCAGACTTAGACTTCTCTGTACGATATGTGGCTACATTCGCAACTCTATCTTCACCATAAACTTTACGGAAGTGTTGAAGTACTTGTTCACGGCGACCGCCCTCAATGTCGGTATCAATATCGAGGACAGATTCACGCTTCGGGTTCAAGAATCTCCAAGGGAAACACTTTGTTGTTTCTCTCAAGTTGTTCATCTGAATAATATCTAAACAGTAGAGGAGAAGGAATCCTCCACCGGAACCACGGGAAGGACCGACGATTGTGCCTGCGTTCCAGCACTCGTCAATATTTTTCTGAAGATTTAAGAAGTATGCAGACCATCTTGCTTTGTTGACCTCAGAAGACTCCCAAGTACGCTGGAGATTATCTTCGAGTTCTGCCATCGCTTCGTCATTCTGCAAGTCTTTATGTGTCTTAACTCCTTCAATAACCGCATCGACAAGATAGTTATCACTCTTATGTTCAGACTTAATAAACTTATCGAGAGTCGGCATCTTTTTTACCCACATCGGATACTCGTCAACGTGCTTACCGACCGGGCGCCACATAAGCTCAGGAATCTTCAAAGGCTTCTTCAAACTAAAATCTTCACAACTATTTGCAATAAACTCAATAGTTTCATAAGCCTTATCAACTATTTCTTCATAGTTTTCTCCAAAGCTATACTTCATATATGTTTCAATCTCTTCTGTACCCATCATATATGTTGTAGCATAGAAGTCATCGACCTCTCTATCACCATTCTGGGCATTGAGATATGCTTTATGGATAGCTCTATCCTCTTTCTTGAGATAGTGACTATCCGTTGTAATGATATAGCGCAAACCATATTCGTCTGCGAACTCTAAAAGTTTTTTATTAACTGTAATCTGGTCTTTATTTTTGCTCGGCTGCATCTCCAGAACAAAATTTTCTTTTCCAAAAATGTCAATCATACGCTTAATCCAAAGACCAAGCGTTTCGTCAGATGTTCCTCTTAAAATCTGTGTAGGGAGCGCGCCACCAAGACAAGCTGTACTTCCAATTACATGACCAGGATTTGCTGCAATAACATCAAACAAATCCTGATAGTAGGTCGGAACCCTACGCATACCTCTTGTAACATAACTTCTCTTCCAAGCGCGAGTTGAGATTTCAAATAACTGTTTCATTCCCTGCAAATCCTTAGCCACTAACAGGAAATGATAATATCTATCCTTTTCTTTGTCAAAATTATCTGCATTAAGACCATTTCTAACAAGATAAATTTCATTACCTCTTAAAACCTTAAAATCTGGATGGTCTTTTTTAATTTTTTCATAATAGTTTTCTACTTTCATAGCACCAGATAAGGATTCATGGTCTGTAATAGCTACGACCTTATGGCCGAGTTCTATGGCGCGGTCAATTAGTTCATTTTCTTTAATAATACAATCTCTTAAACGTAAATTGCTATAATGAGTGTGGTTATGAAGTGAGCCCGGGTAACCCATTAGATTTCTCCTTTTCATTTTTCTATATATATATTATAGCATAATTTTAGGAAAATGTCAAATTAAAATATACCCCATTGTTCAGCCATAGCCTCAGCAAATCCAGGAAAGGTTTTACTTCTTGCCTTACTGCGCTCTTCCTTATTCATACTGAAACACGCGGCATACCATGCTGGCATTGATTTTCCACTCGCATATTGGATTCGCTCTTCTGGTTTAACCATATTCGTTGCAACCAATTTAGGAAGTCCCTTCAACCATATACAAGTTCTTTTCTCGAATGGGTCTCCAAACCAATAGGGCTGAATAATTTGGTCAGGCTTTCTCCATCTTGTACTCATTACTCCAACGGGGTTCTCTATTGCAATACGGTCGCAGTCTGCATTCGCCAAAGCCATAAAGAACTCTGCGGCTTCCTCTCTCAATTTTATGCGCTCGCGCGCCTTGTCACCATACTTCTCAACATTAAACCAACGATTTCCTGTAACGGTAAGATAGGTGCAGGGTGGATGGGCAATTATTAAGTCCCATTTGTCAATGAAGTGTTCTTCTCCATCCATTGTCTCGAATGTTATATCTCCATTTAGAATTGGAAGTACATCATTCATAATGTGCCATTCAGGGTGACCGCCGCTAGGTTCGATAATATCACACGAATAAGCTTCATGACCACGTCTTCTAAAAGCAGTACATACACGCTGAGACTCTTCACAAGCAACTAATACTTTCATATTAAAACTCCATCACATTATCTTTTATAACTTCAATATCATCAATGATAAGCTGCGCGCTAGTGCGGCCCATCCATGTATTTAAGTTAGCTCTACCTACAAAGTTCAGACAAACTTCACCATCTTCTTCAATTTGGCTAATAATATCTTTACACTTAAACATTACACAAGCTACGCTATTAAGCATGAATTTAATACTATCTTGGCTTTTACCTTGAATTGTAATATCTTTCTTGTTTAAGTGAACCTGTTTCATAGAAATAACAGGTACAGGGTTATTTCCACCCCAAAGATTATCCCACTTTCCAATTTCAGTACAAAGTTCTTCAAAGTATTCGTCTGTCGGTCTTAAATCAAAGTTAATCTCATATGAATTCTCGTTAAATGTAAAACAAGAACTCTTCTTATTAAACCAATCAACGAAATCTTCAAGATGACTTGTTTGAACGGCTACACCGTGTGCACTTGCGTGTCCGAAAGCCCACTCAACATAAGGACATTCACTATAAAATTCCTTTAAGTCAGAAATAGGACTTCCATTCGGATTACGCGCGCTCCCTTTTGAAAGACCATCCGCACCCGCGCGCAAGAACAAACAAGGCTTATGAAATTCTCCTGAGAGTTTCATGGCAAGAAGTCCATTCAACTCGCTTGTGAAGTCATCATCATCTGTAAGAGGAATTACAATAATATTATTTTCATTAAGTCCATTCTCTAAAATTTTTCCTCTAAAATTAACGAGGTACTTATCAATAAGTCTTTGCTGGCGCGCTTTAACGTTTGTGAGGACGCGCAGGCCCTCTTCGAGAATTGATACCTGTTCTCCTTTTGCGCCACGCTTATGAGACTCTACTATTCTTTCAGGGTGAAGGAACATTTTATACATCAAAAGTTTTTCTTCTGATTCACCAGTTCTCATACAAGCATTGATGAGAGGAGCAACATAGAACGCAACTGAAGTATAATTTACAATACCTTGCATCGAATATGACTGTTTATCACAAAATGCTTTGAATGTAGGATTTGTGATATGACTAAAGCCATATTCAAAAATCATTCTATTTTCAAGAGTGAGAGGACTCATTACGTCCGAGGCACAACCAAGAGCGACAAGGTCGATATACTTTGTTGCATAATCGGTTTTATTTAATCTATCTATCATGCGGCAGGCCTGCCATGTCACGCCACAACCAGCCAATGATTTATTTTCATAATTGGGAGAAGTTTGATTATCTACATAAATTGCATAGTCGGAGAAACCGCCATCCTCATATTCGTGGTGATCGAGTACAACAGTATCAATTCCGGCTTCACCGAGTTTATCGTGATACTTCTTATCATTGATACCCGCATCAGGTTCGATTACTATAGAGACCTTGGCGTCAATAAATTTTTCCCAAGAGTCTTCAAGTCCATGCTGCTTACCATCATGGAAGAAATATGTAATCTCCAATTCAGGCTTTATCTCATGAAGGTAACGATAGATAATTGTACTACTCGTAATACCATCTACATCCGAGTCGATTACAAGACCAATATGCTCGTTATTCTCAACAGCTTTCAAAATTCTCTTCGCGGCGGCCTCACAGTTGTCAAGATTACTCGGGTCTGAAATATTCTCCCAAGTCGGATGAAGGAATTCTTCGAGGCGGCCGCCATCGACACCCCTCGCAATCAAAAGGTTCTTTACCCAATCTGACTTAAAGTTCTCGTTTACCAACTTCGTTTTCATTATCTTACTTCAACTCTCCTTTTATAAAGTTTTATAAATTTATCTTCACCACAATCAGTAGGACTTGCCTTCATCGGCAAAATTCCTTCTCTATCATATATGAAACTCATTTTACAATAAGCTGTATATTTCTTACACATATCATATAGTTTGTTAAAATATTTATCTGAACCTTTTAATTCTTCTCTATCATAACAAACTACAATTTCTCTTGGCGCGCAAGTTCTAATCAATAAATCTATTTGATACTTATTGAGATTACTTCCGCAAGACGCCACCACGCAATTCGGGATTGAAAAACTTTCAGCTTGCATTACTGACTTTTCTGATTCTGCAATAAATGCAATTCCCATTTCTCTTATATTTTCTTTATTTATATTCAAACCATATAAGTTGAACATCAATGGGTGGCTATAACACTTACCCTCAATCCAGACGGGTGCATACTTACCAACCTGTTCTATTTCTTGCGGATTGAGCGCGCGCCCTCTAATTCCAACTAACCTATTATCCACATCATAATGAGGTATAATTATTTTATTTTGAGAAATAGAAAATCTAATATCAAACTTATCCATTGTTTCTTTTGTGATTGAATCATTTAACCATTCAACTGGATAATATTTTGTATAGACGTCCAAAAGCCCAAGCGGATAAGCCGGGAGAGTGCGGCGCACCTTTTGTGCGGCATATTCATCACGCTGACTCTTATACGCTTGGGGATGGACATTATTTATTACTGAATCGTCTGAACAATTTAATACAACTTGGAAGATGTCGGTATACCAGTTATATTCTATCTGTCTTGTATCATAATAATGATGAAGTAACTTGAAGATAGACATTGCACCATCTTCACTGTAACAATAGAAGATATGGCTATCTTTATAGTAGTATAACTTATATGATGCTTCATCTGCATCTATATTATGACAAACAGTTTTACATAAAATATAATCCTGCTTATCAATAGGCTGCGCGCCGAGACGTTCCATTAACTTGAATACATCTTCATCTTTTAAGTTTTCAATTATCTCTTTATAGTCTACCATATTTGTACATTGTGCTAATTTCTTTATCGCTAATTGCTCTATCAATTTCATCTCTTAACTTGTATAGCTCATCTAATGAAAGGTGAATCCATTCCAAATCTTCTCGAATGAAAATGAATTGTTCCTCTGGATTTTTTTTATGGAGACGCTCACACGCATACTGTAAGTTAGAACAGTCATAATCCTTCGGATACTTTATTATTACCATATCTTTCTCCTTTATTCAAGTTCATTTATAACTTTCAACTGCTCAATCAATTCACTCATATTCTCTTTTTCCCAACAATCTTGATACTTAAATTCTGTACCAACGGGAACGACTTCTAATCTTGAGTTAGTTGCAAACAAATCAACCTTTCTCAAATTTCCTAAATTCGCATCACTCCAAATTCTTAACTGATTCCATTCACCACTTCTAACCTTATATACATCAGTTACGATTGTAGGTTCAAAAGTTAATCCTTGCTCATTATGAAAGAAATCGAGTTCCTCTTTAGTCGGACGCGACATGATAACAGCAATATCTGCTTTATTTACAATCGCGCGGCTGCCTGCGAGTGAAGCTTCATTCTTTATATTACTATTATCGTCACCTTTCGCATTTAACTGAGTTGAACTCATTATAAATACATTAAGCTCAACCGCTAAATCTTTCAAAGCGGTTGAGAAGTTCAATAATACTTCATCATTTCTAAGATTAAATCCCTTAAACTCATTTAATAATGAAGGACTAATATGAATATAATCATAAAATACATATTCAATATCGTGCAACATTACATTTTCACGAATAATTGTCTTTACAAGTTCAATAGTTGGATTCGGCATACGGACAATGTGCATATTATCTTGATACTGTTCCATTACCCATAATGCCTGTTTTATAATTCTTACTTCTTTTTCTGTGAAACCGCCATATCTAAACTTAGTTTCATTAAATCCTGTCAGATAAGCGAGAACCATTCTCTGAATTTCCTTGGCTGTCTGCTCTGTTGTGATAACAAGAGTGCGCTTATTATTTCCTTCTTGAACCCATTCACCTTTCACATCATCATATCTAAAAGGGAACGCAAGATAACAAGCATCACCAACCGCTTGACGAGTTTTACCCGTACCAGAACCAGCAGACCTTAATACAAAAATTCCCTTTCTCGCACCGGCGCATATCTCATTAAAAATTTCACCTTGAAGGGGAGTACCAATATCTGCTCTTTCATTCGCACTATCAATAATAGATTGAATGTCATCAAATACATTTATGGTTTCAGTTGTATCATTCTGAATGAAGTCGCGCTCGATACTTAAAAGTTTTTTCTTAATCCCGTCAATAATATCAGATATTTCAAGAGTTTCAAATCTCTCATTTACTTCTAATGCTTTCTGACTTAAAGCATCTTCGATATAAAATTCACTTATATCAATTCCTTTATCTTTAAAAGACTGAAGAAGATTAAACTTCTTTAACTTTTTATAATAATATGGAAAGTTCTCTTCTGCTGTGAGATAATCCGCATCCTGGAGATATTCAATTCCTTTCTGCTGCTTAAAAACAACTGACGCACTTTCATTTGTTCTCAAATAATTCTCTACATCAATCGGTTGGATGCGAGTCGCGCCATTACGATACAAACTATCAATCGCTACGAAGATATACTTATCGAGTTTATAATAAAAATCATCAGGAGTAAGATTATATTTATCTGTCTCACTTAAATATTGAGGGTGCTTCATTAACGCACCAAAGATTTGAAGGATTGTGCTTTTTTCAACCATTCTTATTCTCCTTCAATATTATCTAAAGAATACTTCGTTTTAGGCTTATTTTGTTTTGTCCTTTGAATATACTGTACAGGGCGCGCCTCCCTTTGTCTAATCTGTTCAACGATTGCATCAAGAGTGCCGGCTTTCTTATTCTCTAAATCTACCCAATATTGCGCCGAGTCATTATATACACTTAATACGATACCAATTCCGCCCTGTGCTTTCTCAGGACTTCCTTTTAATACATCATAATAATAACGAACAGCAAAATAAATTCCCTTTGGAGTCATCTTCTTTTCTGGCTTTGTAAAATTCTTCCATTGGCTATCCAACTTTGTAAAGTTTATCGTCATTTTTATATCACGATAAAGATAATCAACTAATGATTCGCGCCAGAACTCTTCGTCAGTTACATTAGAAGTTACGGTTTGCTTTGCCTTAACCCATTCATTATAACAAGAAGAGTGGTAGTAACTGCGTTGTCCAACAAGAATCCAATTTTCTTTTGGAAGTTTGTCTCTATCGAACTGTTCTTTACATAAACGGCATTTTACTACGTGTGACATATTTTCCCCCTTTCAGATTTTTTCCTACTTATATTATACATAAAATTTCTAAAAAAGTCAAATTTAATAGAGGAGTATAGAATTACTCTATACTCCCCTACCATATATGTAAACCGCCGCGACTGACGGATAAATTACATCTCACGCATTTCTGCAACGACTAATGCTAACAAGTCTACTTGGTCTTCTGTAAACTCTGAAAGCTTCATCTTATGTCCCATCGTCATTTCGACTTTCTTTAAGATAGTATTGGCGACTTCTTCATTAGCGTCATCGCCAGTTCCTACCAATTTAATCCATAATTCTTTAGCTTCCTTCTGTAAGTCACTAAAGCTAACCTTTTCTTCGGTAGTTCTCTCAATCTTATCAACTACTGTCGCGCCATTAGCTTCCTCAGCCTCGATTGCTCGAGCGAGCGCATCAACGAACTCCTGATATCCAAATCTAATCTTTGGTTCAAGATATCTAAAACGACTACCAGCCTGAACTGTTTGAGTCGCGCGCGTCTGAATCCAACGCTCACTCTCACCATTCTCATTCCAAGTTTGAGTGATAACACCAATAATATCTACAAGACCATTAACAATCTTCAAGCATCTATTATTGAGGTCAGGTTTAGAACCAATTATATTTCCGTTATCATCAGAACTTTCTTTAAGATGGCAGGTCATAATCAAACCATATCCAAGCATAGTAATTTTACGAAGTGAGTTCTCGAACTCCTTTGAAAGCGCGGAGTAACCACCGCCATACGGAATCTCGCCAATTTTCTGTACGCCATTTTGAGCGCAAATATATTTTTCACAAATATCATAAGCGATACCAATAGTATCAATACAGATAGTAGCGAACTTAGCCTTTACTTCAGGCTTTTCTAACTGACGTAAAACAAGCTTAAAGTCACTCCATTTTTCAATCGGCTGAACCATAGCGCCAGGACGAGCATTAGTACCCATCTCAAATGCAAGAATCAATGCATCGGGCGCCATAGTACAGAATTCTGTTTTACCGATTTTAGGTTGACCCGCAAGGAGAATATACTTCTCCCTGAGGTCTTTAGAAATGACACTAGGCTGAAGGCTTAATAAATCTATCGCCATGAGTCATTCCTCCTATCAGAAACCGAGGTCTTTCTTACCCTTTGTAGAGTTCTGAGCCGGAGTCTGCTTAGCCGTAGACTTAGCACCGCTCTTCAATGCTTCGAGTCTATCCTTACGAGCAGCCATACCCTTCTTGATGTCATCTACTTCAAAAGCATAATCGCCATCGAGAGGAGCCTGAGAACCACCAGTGATGATAAACTCACTAGTATTGATAGTACGAACTGACTCCTG